CCCCAAGGAGAACTGAACCCATGAGCAAGACCGACACCCTGCCCGGCCTGGACACCACGCCCCGGCTCGAGACCGCCTTCGACTACCTGACCAGCGACGAGCTGGCCGTCTGGCTGCGCGTCTCCCCGTCCACCCTGTGCCGGTGGCGCAAGACCGGTCAGGGGCCGCGCTGCACCTGGCTGTCGTCCACCTGCCCCCGCTACCTGCGCGCCGATGTGGAGGCCTGGTTGAGGCGGGCTGCTGCGTGAGCATCGAGAAGACCCCCAACGGGCGCTTCCGCGCCCACCTCAAGAGCGGACGTGTGAAGGTCGCCACCCGCACCTTCGACACCCGTCGCGAGGCGGTCGCCTGGCTCACCCGTGAACGTGCCGCCCTGGACGGGGGCATTGATCCTCGCGCCGGCAAGGAGCGGGTGCGTGACCTGCTCCCCCGCTGGCTCGAGATCCGTCGCACGACCGTCGCGGCGAAGACCTGGCAGACCGACCGCGAGCTGCTGCGTCTGGTGCCCACCAGCATGATGGCGTTGCAGGTGTCGTCCGTCAGGGGGCGCGAGGTCGCTCGCTCCTTCGAGGCCCTGCTGTCCCGTGGGCTCGGGCACACCTCCGTGGTGCGCTACCGCGCCAGTCTGTCGGTCTTCTTCGCCTGGTGGGTGCGGGAGAAGCTGATCGCCACCAACCCGGTCACCGCAGTCCGAGTGCCGAAGAGTTCTGTCCCGCCCGTCGAGCTGCACCCCTTCACCGAGGACGAGCTCGAAGCCGTCCACGACGCCTGGGCGCTGCGCGACCCTAGGCTGGCCGACGTGATGCTCGTCCTCGGCTGGACCGGCCTTCGCTGGGCCGAGGCCCGTGAGCTGCGGGTCGGTGACTTCGTGGAGGTGCCGTCCCCGGCACTGCTGGTGCGCCGCTCGGCCCCCGAGGGCGTCGGCGTGAAGGCCACCAAGAGCGGCCGTTCTCGTCGCGTGCCGGTGGCCAACCGGGTGCTGCCGATCATCAAGCGGTTCACCCTGGGCAAGGGCCCCGACGACCTGCTGCTCACCACCTACATGGGCGCCCAGCTGCACCGCAATGCCGTCGTGCGCACCCTCGACTGGAAGCACACCGCCCAGGGCCGTCGCATCCACGACCTGCGCCACACCGCCGCCTGCCTCTGGTTGGCCCGTGGCGTCGACCCGGGGACCGTGCAGGCATGGATGGGCCACGAGTCGATCGCCACCACGAACCGCTACCTGCACCACCTGGGCACCGCCGCCGACATTGCCGGTCTGGCAAGGCTCAATGCCAGCCTCGATGAAGGGTTGGGGACCGCCGGGGGCCCGCGAGAGGTGGCGCAATGAGCCAGAAATCGAAAGAACCCCGCATGACCGGAACTGTTCTTCCTAGTCAGCGAGGTTTCTTGCTGGTGGAGCATAGGGGATTCGAACCCCTGACCTTCTCATTGCGAACGAAGTGAATCCCCTAGTGAGAAGGGGTGCGGTACTGATTGGGTACGACTCATGACAGCATCTTCCCCACCCGAGCGGCCACGTCATCCAGTCCGTCATCGAGGAGGTGAGCGTAAATGTCCAGCGTCGTCGACGCTCGAGAATGGCCGAGATTGTGCTGCACGTCCATCACCGAGGCCCCGGCCCGGATAGCCAAACTCGCCGCCGTGTGGCGCAGATCATGGATCCTCAACCCGTGCAACCCGCAGTCCTCCACGGCGGCAGCAAACGCCCGCCTCCGCCACACATCCGGGTCCAGTGCCCCACCATGCGGGCCAACGAAAAGCACTTCATCGTCGCCCCGATCGAGGTCGAGCATGGCCAGCACGGACGACGGGACGGCCACATCCCTACCGCGCCCGCTCTTGGAGCGCCGAACCCGAATGCGGCCAGTCTCCACGCTCACATCCCCGACAGTCAGCGCAGCCGCCTCACCAATCCTCAGCCCCGATGTGCCGAGCAGCATCACCAGTGGAGCCCACCAGCCCCGCCCCTTCGCTCCAGCGCCCGGCGCATGGCAGGCGTAGGCCAGCTTGCGCAGCTGCGCCGGCGTCAGCGGTCGGGGCTCCCGACGATCCTGCCGTGGCACGCTCACCCCGGCTGTGGCGACAGTCCTCGCCCATCCGCGCTCCTGCGCCACCGTGAGCGCACCACGCAGGCACGACAGACAGCGAGACCGCAGCGCCCGCGACGCTGGACGCTCCACTCCACCCTTGACGGCAGTCATGGACGCGATCCACGCCTGCACCTCTGAGCGCGTGATCGAGTCCGGGTCGCGCCTGCCCCACTCGGCCTTGACATGGCGGGCATCCCCTCGGCAGGCGGTATACCCGCGAGGCGAAAGCCCACGCTTGCCATCGAGCCAGATGTCCACCGCGTCAGCCACGGTCGCAGACGAACGTTCAGAGGGTGGCGGCGATGAGAGCCGCATCGCGTACAGTCGGTCAGCCTCAGCCTTGGTACGGCATGCCGTGGTGGGCCAGCCCGGAACGCTCACCCGGTAGCGTTTCCCGCGCCCATCCCGGCGAGTGGGGTTGCCGTGACGATCGCGCCACAGGTCCTGGACAGCCATCATCCATGGGCGAGCTGAGCCACTCGCCCGCGTGTGACACCGAGCACGGTGGCGCACTCGGCCATGGTCAATCCCTCGGCGCGCAGATGGCGCACGGCTGCCCTGGAGGCTGCGGCGGCCTCTTTCTGGGCGGCGGCAGCCTCGGTGGTGCGACGGCGTGCGTCCACAGCCTCCGCGTAACTGTCGATTTGAGGGATGACAGTAATGGTCCAGTCGTCGTAATTGGTGTCCGGATCGTCGAGGTAGAGGTAGTCGCGGATCTGCCTCTCGGCTTGGTCGAGTGTCTTGGACTGGGTGCAGTGGTGGTCGTCGATGTGGAGTTCCCATCCGCCGCGCCAGCGGATGGCTTTCACTGTCATGGTCTTGCTCATTTGGTGGCCTCCTTGATGGCCGCGAGGACCTGCCGGACGACTCCTGCTGACACTTCGCGGCTGTGGGTGATGGTGATGTGGTGTGGGCCGTTGTCCCACCGCTCGTGGTCGCCCCTGACCCGGGATTTGGTGAAGCCGGCTTTGGACAGGAGTTTGGCGACGTCGCGGTACTTCATCGGCTTGACCATGAGTCAAGCATAGCTCACCTAAACACTCCATGCCTAGTCCCGGTAACCACATTCTTTTCCTCCCCCTCCCCTCACGTCATCGGCCACAGCATCGAGCACCCTCCGCTGAGCTGGTGTCAAAACGGCCAGCCGCGCTGCCAGCATGTCGGCGTCCACCCACAGTTCCTCGGCCATCTCGGCGGCGTCGCCAGTCCAGCGGACGGCATCGGCCAGCTCATCGATGCCGACCAGGCGGCACGCGGCAGCCTGCTCCACCAGCGTCTCCTCCCGCGGATCAGCAGACGGCCCCCGGGCGACGTGCTCCAGCTCGTGGGCGATGGCGCAGCGCCTACCCGCCTGCGACAGGTTGATGTCGACGGTGATGGTGCACGCCGACCAGTCGATGAGGGCGGCAGTGGCCTCGGGTAATCGCTCCCAGCGCAGTGTCCAGTCCGTCAGGTCGCGCAGCCGCCGCCACGGGTGATCGTCGCTCATGGCCCACATCATCGACGCAGGCACCGACCATCACCGGGAAATGACAGCGGTGTGATTGCCGAACAGGCTTGTCAGGGCTCAGTCCTTTGCGGCGGCCCTCTGATTCCCGCGCTCCTGGACGAGTTGCACCTTCATGACGAACTTCCTGGCCTTGTCCGTGTCGCCCTTCTCCATCTCGAGAATCTCGACGTCGCCAGTGTCGGTGTTCATGAGGGTGACGTACCCGACCTTCTTGTGCTTCTTCGACATGGCACCGACGGCTGTCCCGACAGGCCCTGCGAGCAACGTGCCAGCTGCGATCCGGGTTGCTGTCATGCGGACCTTGTCCGGGCTGTCGGCGTACTCGATGACCAGCTTGTCCAGCGGGTAGAACTTCAGGCGGTGCCTGACGACACCATTCGAGAGGCGGATGCCGGCGACCGATGCTGTTTCGGTGCCGTAGGTGGCCCTGAGTTCCTCCATCCTTGCCCTGGTGGCTGCCGACTCGGCGCGGGAGCGCTCCCGCGCCCGCGCCCACATGCTCGGCTTCTTGTCGTTGCTCTGCTCAGGCTCGTTGGGTGTGCTCATGATGATGTCCTTGCTCCTGTCACGCCACCATTGGCGCTGCCTCCCCAAGTACAGCACGGATTCGTCTGGGTGTTGCGTGTGTGCACGCAATGACTCATACTGGAAGAGCCGAGACCCTCGGTCCGAAGAGTTACCAGAGGTGGCGCTCCGTCCGCAACGGGCGGATAGGGCCGAGGGTCGTACCATGTCTACTTGAACTTCCAGTACGTCCCTCTCGGCTGGTACGTCTTGGGCCGCAGCCTGTCACGGTTTGCGCACATGTTCTTGCTATCGGGGTTGTCCTCGGCCGAGCGGATGGCCCCGGCAACCATGTCAGCGAGCTGAATGCCGACTGATCTCCGCGAGTCGACCAGAGAGACCTTGGAGATCGTTCCCGAGGATTCGCGGTTGACCATGCGCATCAGGTACGCCGAGTCAGAGACACCGAACGCGTTGGTGTCCTGTCCGTCGATGAACACCTTCGCGTCCTTGATCTGATCGTAGTTCTTCGTCAGCAGCATGCGTATGGCGAAGGTTTTCAGTGCCGATGGGCTCTGGCGCAGGTGTCGACTGTAGATCTGCGGCTTGTCAATGATGATTGCTCTGATCGCATAGTCCACCGGGTCGATGTACCTGAAGAATCTCTCCCTGAAGGCCTTGCTCGACTTGGAGTGCTTGAACTCACCAACCCGCTTGGGGATGCGGCCTGGTTTAGCGTGCTTGCACTGTTCGGCGTACCAGTCATCGCGAGCCTGCTGCATGCACGTATCAAGCAGCTCTATCTGCTCGGTGTCGTAGAACACGCAGGCAGCCATCACGAGATGCCTGGATGAACCCTTGTCGAACTTGAATCCGCCGTCACCGGAATCGTCGACGTACACCCGCATGTTCATGCCCCCTCCCAACCTCCGGGGTCCTGATTCTCCTCGCCTGCCGTCTCCTGGCTGGGGTCGATGATGCCCTTGGGGCCGTGGATGCGGCGTGCGGCCAGCGTCACCCGGTCTTGGTCGTCGGCGTGCAGGTGTGGACTCTTCTCAGCCTCAGATTGCCGGTCATCATTGCTACCTCCTTGTGTTACCGCCCGGATCAACTCGTCGAGAGCTGCTCGGGCGCGTGGGTTCAGTTGGTGTGCCTCGCGTGGAGGAATCCACGGTCCCCACTCGGACAGATCAACCTCTGCCCAGCGGTAGATCGTCTCCTCATCCACGCGCAGCGCTCGTGCGACCTTCGACACGGTTGCAGGGCTTGTCCTGCCTTCCGTGACGAGCCGTCGTACGGTGACATGTGAGATTCCCGCTGACTCGCCGATGCCGCGGTACGTCTGCCTGACGCCCGCCTTCTCGGCTGCCGTGTTCCACGGTTCGGGGAGTTCTGTCATGTCCACACCAACTGTCCAAGATCTGCTAGGGGTACGCAACTGGCGTCTTGGACGCCTTGTCCACAAACTACACCGCTGATATTGCGCCATAGCGCACTAGCGGCTACAGCGGCTCACAACGACTTTGGACGGAGTTGTCCAAAAACGTTGCGGATGGTTCATGGTTCAGGTACCGTAGTCCACATGAGACAGACACCGCTCTACATGAGGAGGCTCGATGTGCAGCTGATCTCATCCCAGGCGCTCCGCCAGTACATGACCTACCGCGGGTACACCGTGCGATCCCTCGCAGACCGTGTTGGTGTATCGCACGGAACGATCGGATGGCTCACCTCGGGGCGACGCAGCACCACGAAGCCGGAGACGGCCAAGGCCATCGCCAAGGCGCTCGACTGCCCCGTCGACGCTCTTTTCGTGCCCGTCGTGGTTCACGGTTCACGAACCAAGATCGCCGCATGACCACCACACCCACCCGTACGAGGTTCAACCCGCGTCTGCGTCAGTTGTTCTGCGCTCGACCCAGCGTCCAGGCGCGCTATGCACTCGCGGAAATCGGTATCGACGCCATTCGAGCTTCTGCCCGGTTGCGGGACGGTAGCGCACCAGGCTCCGACTGCGTCGTCGATCTGTACCTGAGACCCACGATATTTCGACCGTGGCCAGCTCGGGCCGCTCTGGTTGTGCGACCACCACGACGAACTCCACTCGACCGTTCCCGTCAAGGACGTTCAGACCGGGGTTCAGTTCCTGGCGATGGCGGCCCCAGTCCTCGACGTAGCAGTCGATGCACCGCACCTGAGGGTCGTACATCACGGCTGCACCGAGAGGGGCGAACGTGATCGCCCACCTCCCATCGGACAGTGGCGACCGAGCGACGGAGCTCCCGCTGGGTGGCCTGCGCCACCACGAGTCGATCAGTTGCCAGCACAGCCCGAGGAACGACAGGCACGTGACGGTCAGAACGACTCCATCCCACCAGTGCATGACCACATCATCCATCACCCACCCACACAGAAAGAAGCGCAGCATGATCAGTTGGTTCTTCGCCGCCGTCGCCATCGCCGGGGCTGTCGTCTCGGGGATTGGCGCATTCAAGACCTTTGCATCAGCAAGGCGATCTGACCGTGATCGGTCCCAAGGACGATCTGCGTCCCATCGCCTCCCCAATGGGGGGTCGCAGAAAACCCCGCGTACTGGCGAGGGGGAACGGTGATGGGAAGCCCCTTGAGCCATTCCACGGAAGCCCAGTCCTGGCGATTGGCAACGCCGGTCACCGTCACCGGCTCATCAAGTGTGTTCTCCACCGCCCACGCCTTCCCTTCGACGTGGTGGAGGACTAACGCAGGGCGTCGCCCCTGCCGGGCGATCTCCCCCAGTGCCTCGCTGGCCTGTTTCTCGTGCTGGCCGGAGCGTCGAGCCCCCCATAGCGATAACGCCGCGAACACGATCGACACCACCGCAGCGATAGCCGACCACCACTGCGGGTCACGCAGAAAGCCCATTGCGACGTCCGTTCCCGATGCCCTCGCCCCTGGGGCAAGCGAGGTGTTCGTGACCACCGTACCAACCAAGACAGACGGAAGCGCCGCCCCGGAAGCAGCGGGACGGCGCACAGGAATCAATCGAAAGGAAGATTGACATGACCGATCTTATCCCATTCCACGGCACCCAGATCGTCGCCGAGCGCCACGACGGCAAGCAGTGGGTTGCCATCCGCCCGGCGTGCGACTCGCTCGGACTTGACCCGGACGCACAGTTGAAGCGGCTCAAGGCCCAGCCGTGGGCAACCACGGTCGTTACAACCGGGGTTGGTGCCGACGGCAAGCGCCGCGACATGGTTATGGCCGACCGGCGCACCTTCACCATGTGGCTGGCGACCATCCAGACCAGTCGCATCAAGGACGACGCCGCCCGCGACCTGCTGTCGGCCTACCAGTGCGAGGCAGCCGACGTCCTCGACCGCTACTTCAACGAGGGCGGGGCCATCAACCCTCGCGCCACCGAACACCAGACCAACGCACTGCTGTTCCAGGCCCGCGCACAGATGGAGCTGTGCCAAGCGGCCAAGGGCCTCATTCACCCCGACCATCTCGAAGCCCGAGCACTAGCGATCCTCGACCGGGCCACCGGGGAGCACACCGAACCGGCCAACCCGATCCTTTACACCCAGGACTTCCTCAAGTCGAAGAACCTATCCGAGCGCCGCCGCAAGTCGGTTCAGGGGGTGTTCGGCAAGCGCCTCAAGCGCGCCTACATCGAACGCCACGGACGCGAGCCGGGCCGCTATCCGCTCACTCTGCCCAACGGGCAAACCCGCGACGTGTGCGCCTACACCGAAGCTGACAGACCTCTCATGGAGCAGGTCTGGATGAACTACATCGACCCCCAGGGGGCCCTCACCGAGGAGGCAGCAGCATGACCACCGACGTCATGTGTGTTCACGAGTACGCACTCAAGGCTATCGAGGCGGATCTGACCGACGCTCTCACTAGCCCTGCCAGTACCGAGATGCACGCCGGGCTGCTCGAAGCTGCGAGGATCGTCTCCGTCGACAAGGCGTCGGTGCGGCGTCTAGCTTCTGGCAGGAAGCGCCTTCAAGAAATCAGTAACACCGGCCTCAACAGCCGTGACTGCCCCGACACGCAGCAGATTCGCCAAGCCCTCGCGAAGACGGTTGACGAAGCCTCGAATCTTTTCGTTTCGATCCTCCGGGACTTGCGGAAACATGACCGCCAGGGCCCCGATGAGTTCGGCGGCGAGCCTGCGCACCCCATCTGGGCCGAAAACGACGAATTGCGCGACAGCTTTGTCGAGTCCCTGCGCCAGCTCCAAGACGTAGCGGGCAAAATCCTCATCCATGTCATCGGCAGCGGTGATGAACTCGAGGGTGTCGCAGAACGGTCACGGCGATGACCGCCACAGCCCCTGAGATGGGGCAGAACTGGACCGGCCACGCAGAGCCGATGACCAATCTGGAGGGGACGGGCAGAAGCCTCCCAGGAATCCACCCCGACGTGCTGGAGATGGCCGAGTTCCTTGGCGCCACCAAGCCGAATGCGATCTACGCATTGCAGCGCCGATACGACCGCGCGATGGCCGCTCAGATCTCCCGCGAGGAGTTCACGGCAGTGCTGACGAAGGTCGTCGGTCGCAAGGGGTCCACCCCAGTCGATCGAATGGGCGACGGGGCAGCGCGACGAATCGACAGAGAAAGGACAAGGGCATGACTGACACCTTGCTCACTCCCCGCCAGGCTGCGGCTCAGCTGCACATGAGCCCTCGCGCTGTCCGCGAGCTGTGCTCATCACGCCAGATCACCCACATCGTGACGACTGGCCCCCAAGGCCAGGCCCGCTACCGCATCTCGCAGTCGGCAATCGCCGCATTTCTGCGCGAGCACACGGTCACCAGGAGGCTGTCATGATCGCCCTCATTGTCGCCGCTGACGGGAGGGCTTTGGTTCTCGTCATGGCGATGGTCGCCGTCATCGTTGGCGCGAAGCTGCGCGACGACGCCGACAAGTCCGCCGACTGGTGCACTCACTGCGACGGGGCCACCGATAGCAAGCCCGGCTCCTGCCCGCACTGCCACGGCACCGGCATCGAACCGGGGGCACGATCATGAGTATCAACCCTGTGTTTTGTCTGGACTGCTGGCAGATCGACTACGGGGTGCCTCCCAAGAATGGCGTGGCGTCAGGCAGCCAGATGATGACGAACCATTGGGATCACTCGTTGCACGTGTTTGGCCCGCCGGATGATTATCCGCCACCCATTGCTGTCGTGCTGAAAAAGCTTGGTTCGGGGATTCCTGTCAATGTCATTGACATGTGGCTATTTGATCTCTCAATCGCCCTTGACGGCATTCAACCCAACAATGGCGTGACCCCTAGACCTCTCGACGACAACGACCCGAGCGGGCGAAAAATCGTGCTCGCCGAACTCGGCATTAAAGCAGGAGGAACAGCATGAGTGCGAATGAACCCCGCGCCATTGTCTGCCTAGATCAGGCATGGGTGAAGCTCATGTGGGTACTCGAATATCTCGCAGAGATTGGCCCTGGCGACCTCGAAGAAATTGACCCCGACGAAGCCGAAGCGCACCAAGCCGCAATCATGGCGTTACGGCGTGACCTTAAAGCCTCGGAGGTGGCCCTATTTGACATGTACAAATCCTTGGTAATCAAAGCCAACCCAGCAAAGGCGAGCGACGATTCCAGCGCGAAGAGAGAAACGGCATGAATGACACAACCAGCGTAGAAATGAAGCTCATGCGGGATGCATTATCACACCTCAACATCGCAGCAGAGGCCCTGTCAGCCATTGAAGGGGGCGACGCGAATCCGTTCCGTCATGGCGTGCGGGTGCCGTCGATTCTCGTCACCAAAGCATGCCTTGACATAGAGGAGATCATCACCGCCCACGACGTCGAGGCTGACCCGATAGAGGCCGGGGAGTATGAGGGGTGCGCGGAATGAACACCATCGACAAGTGGAGCTACGCCCGCGTGGAGCGGGACTGGCTGGAGCGGATCAGCCAGCCACCACAGGGCCAGGAGCGCCCCTGCCCGGACTGCAACGGCTCGGGCGAGGCCAGGCACGTCGGGTTCTGCCGCACCTGCGGCGGCGACGGGATCGACCCCGAGGGCCGACGATGAGACGCTCAGGGACAGCAGTAGCCCTCGGATCATGGCCGGACGGGTCGCCCGCATGGCTGGAGGCTCGCAGGAGCCGTGATGGGCGACAGGGAAGCACGAAGCATCGACAGAGAGAGGGGCGTGGCATGACTCAAGCCGCACTCAACGCCCACATCCTCAGCAACTGAGCACACACCACCCGAGCCCCTGCCAGCCCGGCGGGGGCTTTCGCATACCCCGAGAGGAGCCATTCATGACTGATCTCCAATCGCTGATTGTTGACGTGATGTCTGATCCGGCTAGGACGTTCACGGAGCGGCAGGTCGCCGACCGTCTCAACGTGTCCACTGACACTGTGGGCCGACTGCGACGCGCTACCGTCCCCGACCCGGCCAGCGGAATGCCACCACTCACCGGCTGGGTCATCGTCGGCAGGAAGCACCAACTGCCAGCCGACAAACTCGCCGAGTACATCGCCAACCTTCCGGTCGTCGCATGACACGCCGCGAATTTCCGAATGTCGAGCAGGGCACGCCGGAATGGCTGGAATTGCGGCGCGGAATCGTCACCGCCTCGACTGTGGGGCAGCTGATCACACCGTCGCTCAAGCCGGCCAGCAATGTGGCTTCGCGAGCGCTGACCCTCACTCTGGCGGCCGAGAGGATCACCGGGCACATCGACCCGGTATTCGTTTCCGACGACATGGTGCGCGGCCAGGTGGAGGAACCGCTGGCACGCGACCTGTACGCCAGCTTCACCGGCCAGAAGGTCACCGAGCTGGGCTTCATGACAGAGGACCAGTGGAGCCCGACCATCGGCTACAGCCCGGACGGTGTGGTCGGCGACGAGGGACTCATCGAGATCAAGTCTCGCCGCCAGAAGAAGCAGCTGCGCACCATCCTCGACGGCCAGGTGCCTGCCGAGAACATGGCGCAGATCCAGTGCGGACTGCTCGTCTCCGGGTGCAAGTGGCTCGACTACGTGTCCTACTGCGGGGGGATGCCGCTGTTCATCAGCCGCGTCTACCCGGACCGCGAGTGGGCGCGGGTGATCGTCGCAGCTGCGGTCGCCTTCGAAGAGGCCGTCACCACCATGACCGCCACCTTCACCAACCGGACGCTGGGCTACCCCGTGCCGCCCCGCTCCGACCTCGACACAGAAATCACCATCGACTGAAAGGACTCATCATGTCGGACGACTTCGACATCTCCCCCACCATCGAACCAAACAGTGATCAGCTCAACGCGGATGATTTGATCGCTGGCCCGCGCACCGTCACCATCCACAACGTATCCAAGGGCTCGTCCGAGCAGCCCGTCAATGTGGAGCTCGCCGAGTATCCGGGCAGGCCGTGGCGTCCCTCAAAGTCAATGCGCCGCGTCCTCGTGGCCGCATGGGGAACTCACTCCGGCGGCTACGTCGGACAGCGCGTGACGCTGTTCCGCAACCCGGACATCATGTTCGGACGTGACCGGGTCGGCGGCATTCAGGTGTCGCACATGTCCGGCATCGACAAGCCGCTGACAGTGCCGCTGACCGTCAAGCGAGGCAAGAAGGCGGCCTTCACCGTCCAGCCTCTCCCGGACGCGCCTGCCGCCCCGACGATGACGCAGATCTCGAGGTGCACCGACCTGGACCAGCTGCGCACCTGGTGGCAGCAGGCAGACCCGAGGCATCGCGACCTGATCAAGGCGCGCGTCGACGATCTCCAGAAGCCCGCCGAGGTGGTCAACGAGGCCACTGGTGAGGTGCAGGACGCCTTCCCCGAGCCTGCCGCCCCTGCCGCTGGTGCTGATCCGTGGGCCGAGGGTGGTGCGAAATGAGCGGCGAAGTGCAGATCATCATCACGGGAAATGCGACAGAGGACGCCACGCTGCGATTTACGAAGGCCGGAATTCCGGTGGCCAGCTTCTCGGTGGCGCATTCGGACCGAGTCAAGGACCAGTCCGGCAATTGGGTCGACGGGCCCGCCACCTTCTACCGGGTGAGCGCGTGGCGTCATCTGGCCGAGGGTGCTGCGGAGACGATCCGCAAGGGTCGTCGCGTCGTCGTGTCCGGAATCCTGGCGCCGTCCATGTACACGGGCCGTGACGGGCAGGAGCGGCTGTCACTGGACGTGACCGCCGACGACATCGGGTGCTCGGTCCTTTTCGACGCGATGAACGGCCAGCAGCGCCAGCAGCAGCGGCCGCGTCAGGATCCGGGAGTGGACCCGTGGTCACAGCAGCCGTCCGAATCCAATCCGCCATTTTAGGAGCACGTCATGAGTGATATCAGACCTGAGCGCCTCCTCTGGGATGGACCGAAGATCGACGAGGCCATCGACCTGCTGTCTCGCCTTCCGGTGGATGGCCTGTCGTCGGTGCGACTGGACTGCAACGGCATGACCATCAACGGCCCCGACCTGCACCTGCGCCACCCTGATCTGGAATGGCAGAAACTCCAGCTCGGGTGGTGGCAGGCCATCTCCCACGAGGGTCCGCTGCTGATCACCTGGCAGTCGCTGGACACCTCAGACGACGAGGCCGCCTAATGACCCGGCCGATGGTGGAACCACTTTCCGCCCTGATCGACCCGTACCCGTGCCCGAGGAGGAATCATGAGCGCGCGTGATGACCTGGCAGACCTGATCGAGGTGGCCGATGCCAACACCTGGGACAAGACCACGCCGGTGCCCAACTGGCAGCAGATCGCCGACGCGGTGCTCGCCGCTGGCTGGAGGCCCCCGGCACGGAAGATCGAGACGGTCGAAGAGCTGGACGCACTGCCTCTCGGTACTGCGGTGCAGACCCCCAACGGGGCCGTGTTTGTGGCTGATTGGCGCTCTGAGGGTGCCCTGATCTGGCTTGTGTCCGAGGGGGACGGCTGGACGAGTGAGGAGATGGAACTCCCCGCCACCGTCCTATGGGAGCCGGGTGATGACGATGAGTGACCGGCTCTGACCAATCCCACAATCGAATCCCAGGGCGACCCACACGGGCCGCCCCCTTGCTGCCCCGGCATCCCACTCGGATGCCGGGGCAGCCTTATGAAAGGACCACAATGTCTGAGCCTGAATGGATGTCTCGCGCCGCCTGCCAAGGTCACTGGGATGAGGGCGGCTGGGACGACCTGAGACCTGACTCTCAGCTCCTCGTCTGCTCCACCTGCCCCGTCCTCACCCAATGCCGCGCCGACGTGGCACGCCTCACAGCCATCGGATGCCCGCCATCAGGAATCGTCCAAGGCGGAGTCGCCCATCCGTTGAGATACGGCCACACCGTCACCCGACCCAAGCCCGACCATCGTCCTGAGCCGACCTTCGACGCCACCCGCAAGACCTGCAAGCACGGCCACCCGTGGACGCGCGAGACCACCCGACTCCAGTCCAGCGGCGGTGACCACTGGTGGGTGTGCCGCGAGTGCGAGCGCGCCCATAACCGGGCTCGCCGTGCCGGACGCACCCTCGCCCAGCAGATCGCCATCGAGGCCACATCATGAGCGATCAGAGGATCAGGATTGAGGTGCCAGCGAATGAGTGGGTCACGTCGAATGACCGGCTGCACTGGCGGGAGAAAGCGAGACGTGTCGCCGCCGTCAGACGCCGATCTGCGGTGCTCGCCCGCCAGCAGCTGACACCGATCGTCGGGCCTGTGATGGTGGTCTGCCGGACCCGATACAGGGCCGGCCGTGGGCTCGACGCGGACGCGGCAGCACCCACCCTGAAAGCTGCAATCGACGGCATGACAGACGCCGGAATCTGGGCTGATGATGACGCCGCCCATGTCGCCGCCATCTGCTACCAGGCGTCACGGAAAGACCCGAACCTGGCGAAAGGCTGTCATGCCCTCGACCTGCTCATCATCGACCAGTACGTCCCATTCTGAGGAGGACACAATGTCAGATCCGCTTAAGGACGCGCTGAATGCTCTCTTCCCATCAGATCCAGTCCACCATCCTCAGCACTACACGGGCGGCCCGCCGTGCCCGGGATGTGGCCGTCCCATCGAGTGCATCGACATCACCAAGCACATGAACTTCTGCCTCGGCAATGTCATCAAATACGTGTGGCGGAAGACGCTGAAAGGCCACCCAATCGAGGACCTGGAAAAAGCAAGACAGTACCTCGACTTCGAGATCGACAAGCTGAAGGAGGAACGATGAAAGGGAAACTTGAGCGCCCCATGGATGGTTTCGAGGAGGACGTCTTCAAAGCCCGCCGGATCGTCGGATTCAGGCCGAAGACAGTGCGCCAGGCGAAGCGCCTCTGGAACCAGTGGTCCCGGCACACATGGCGCAGAGGCACGAGAAGGAGGAGTGGAGATGACGAACGTCGCTGTTCCGAGTATCCGCACGTGGAGCGATGACAAGTCGTCCGGCGACGTGCATCGCTGCTACTTCTGCCACCCAGAGCTGTACCCGCCGATGCCACGCGGATGCACCCTGTGCTCCTGCTGCGGAGTGCTCATCGCCACCGGGGTGACCGACGACCCGATGAACGAAGCCATGGAACTCTGCCCCGACTGCGAGTACCGGCTCAACAGAGAAGACGAGAAGGAGGTGTGATCGTGGCAATGAGAAGGCCGGGGCAGTTCGCCCCACTGTCGGTTCACTACTACGACGACGACAAGATCATGGAGGCGGGCGAGCTCTGCGAGGTGCTGTTCACCCGGATGCTCGCCTACGCCGCATCTCAGGCTGAGCATGAGGGTTGGATCTCGGACCGTGTCATCCAGTCGCGTCTCGGCATCCTCCCGTTCGATGCGGGAACAGCTGCGGGAATCGTGCCGGGAACCGATGCGGGAAGTCGTGCGGAGCGGCTACGGGAAGTTGGACTGTTGCAGCGCGAAGGCGCCGGATACCGCATCACGTCGTGGCTGAGGTGGAATCGCAGCGCCGAGGAGATGGGCAAGGAGCGCCGTCGTGACAGGGGCCGTAAATCCGATGTGGCTACGGGTGCCGACGGAAACGGTGCGGGAAACGGTGCGGGAATCCCTGACGCGATCCCGCCTACAAGTTGCACGGAAAGACCAGACCAGACCAGACCAGATATATATGCGCATCACGCTGACGCGGATGCGCTTGTCGATGTGCCACCGGACAAGCCTCCGCTGGCTGCTGCTCCCAAGGCCACTAAGTACCCCGACGAGTTCGAACAGTTCTGGAAGGTCTACCCGGTAAAGCAGGGCAAAGGAGCTGCACTCAAGGCATGGAGGAAAGCACTCAAGCGGGCCACCAACGATCAACTCATCGCAGGGGCCCAGCGCTACCGAGACGACAAGAAGCGTGACCCTGAGCACACCAAGTACGCCGAGGGATGGCTCAACGATGATCGCTGGCTCGACGAGTCGACAACCGCAGCGCCTGCTGCAACTGACGAATGGTGGAAGAACTGATGAACCCAGCAGAGCAAGAGTTGATCGGCGCCGCAGTCATCGACCCGCGCATCACCCTGGAGCAGCACATCTCCGGCGCAGAGTTCGACGACCTGCGCCTCGGTGACATGTGGGAGGCGATCCGCGAACTGTGCCGCGAGAAGGTCCAGCCCACACCCGCCACGGTCGGCGCGAAGATCACCAAGTTCGACCCGCAGGTCCTCGTGGACTGCATGGGCCAAGGCATCCCCGCCGACGCTGAGAGGCTCGCCGATCAGATCCGCGAGAGTGCATACCGGCGTAACCTCGACGGTGCATTCTCGGTGGCCCACCAGATCCTCACCGCAGGAGGCGATCCCGACGAGGCGCTGCGCAGGATCACCGCAGTGCAGAAGCCGGCCGAGCAGTCAATGCCCGCGTGGAACATCATGGACTTCATCAACCGCCAGATGCCGCCCACTGAGTGGATCGTGCCCGACCTGTTCGCCCGTGGCGACCGGCTCGTCCTCACCGGCATCGAGGGTCTCGGCAAGTCGGTGGTGCTCCGGCAGATCGCCGTCTGTGCAGCAGCAGGCGTGCACCCCTTCACCGGGGAGACCGCACCGATCCGCCGAGTCCTCTACGTCGACCTGGAGAATCCCGAGCCGATCATGATGCGCTCATTCGGCAAGATGATCCGGGCCCAGCACCTCACCACCAGAATCCCGCTGATCCTGTCCCCAAACCCTGGCGGTCTGAACATCCTCAGATCGCAGGACCGGCTGCGGCTGCGGGAGCTGATCGCCGAGCACACCCCAGACCTGCTGGTCATCGGACCCGCCTACAAGCTCTGGGTCACCGACGGAAAGCGCGGCGACGAGGACCTCACACGGGCTGTGCTCGCCGCCCTCGACGACCTGCGCAGCGAGTTCCACTTCGCGCTGGCACTGGAGCACCACTCGCCGCACAAGGGCACCAACGACCTCACACGATCGGTGCGCCCCATCGGAAGCTCTGCGTGGCTCCGCTGGCCAGAGTTCGGACTCGGCCTTGCACCCGGCGACGGATACCGGCCCGACAGCAGGATCGTGAAGGTCGTCCACTGGCGTGGTGATCGCGAGTCCAGACCGTGGCCAGAGTTCCTCATCCAGGGTGCTGTCCTCCCGTGGGTCGGCACCGATCACGATGGCCAGTCGCTGAGGAGGGCGGCATGACCGCCGACCACGACGATCTTCTGCGTCGTGCAGCCCGGATCAGGTGCCAGTGTTCGCATGCCATGGATCTGCTGGAGAAGGCCGAGCACGAGGAGCAGCGCCAGGCAGAGGAGGCTGCCGAGGCACACATGGACTCCCCATGGCCACACAGGCCCGCCAGCTGAAACATCCGCTGACAACTACTCGAAAAATGTTCGAGTAACAGCACGACATCCGAGCCGCGACATTCCGTCGCGGCTCTTCCTGTGCCCACCATCCCTGCGAGGTTGCCACGAGACGGCCTCACGGCCCGACCCGGCACATCTTCCCACCCCACCACCTCCCAGAGCCTCAGCAACCGCTTTCCCGAAAGGACCGTCCATGACCGACCACTCCATCCTCAGGCAGCGCATCGCCGACGAGGTCGACAAGAAACTCACCGACCTCGAACTCCCCACCCTCCTCGACCGCTTCCGCAACGACGAAATCCGGGAATCCACCGGCACAGAACTCGCCCCACTCATCCTCGCCGCCATCCGGCGAGCCATCACCCAGGAGGACTGAAATGCACATTCTCACCAACAAGGGCCTCCGCAAGGCCGAGCAGGTCGAGGTCCAATGCATCCTCGCCAACCTCCACAACGACCTCTCCGAAATCGACCGCAAGAACGACCCGACGAACGACGCATCCCACAGCCCCTACCTCTACGGATTCGTCAACGGAATCCGCGCCGCACAAGCCGAGATCCGCAAAATCCTCGACACCTACGACGACCCCGACTTCATCCACACCGTCCTCGAGGAGGACCAGTGACCAGACCCCTCGCATGGATCCCAGCCACCGACCCGCTCGGTCGCATCCAGCAGATGCCCGTCCTCGTCGCCGAGCTGGAGACCCTGGGACAGTCGCGCAACCCCGACGGCTCCACCGCCCACACTCGTCACGTGCCCGGCCCGCAAGCC